TCATCATCTAGTACCTCAACCTTAGCTAAGGTGTCTAAAAACTCTGCCCCAAACATCGGTACGGTTTGCCCGCTTGTGCGTAAACATTCCCAGGCTAGCCAGTACACATCGCTTTGCTTTTCATCATCTCTAAAAGCCTTATGAAAGCCTTTTTTAGCATATAGCTCAAAGGCATACTCAATACGCGGCGTTATCTTATGCTCCGATACCGATCCGTCAGCCCTTGTTATCTTAAGTAGTGCCATTGTTTTAGCCCCTTTGCTTAGTTAGTTATGGTGTTGTATCTACAACGATAACGCTGTTGCAGGTAAAGGTAATGCTCTGCATACTTATGCTTGCAACATCACCATTTATATCAGTGGTGTTGTTGACCAAAACCGTAGTTTGATACTCAGGATTTGCAGCCGATACTATAGCGCTTGTTTGCTTTAGGGTTAGCGGCACTGTTGTACCCCAGGCAGCTTGCAAAGTTTGTAGCACATTAGATGCCGCAGTATCGTTAAGAAAGTCTAAAGTAATAGTGCTAGCCTCTAGGCCTTTTACAAATTTGTGTGCGTTATCGCCCATAGCTGTAACCTCTAGCTCATCAAAGCTGCGGTTAATTGTTGCGCTAGTGACGTGATCGGATAGAGCAACGCTATTAAGCGTGACTACTACCCCATTAGATAAAAATATAGCCATCGCTTATGCCTCATCCTTCTCTGTTGTTGTTGCCTGTTTTGTTGGTGTTACCTTAACCTCAGCAGGCACTACTTGGCCTATTTTGATTAAGAATGCTTTGTCCTCATCTGTTAGTGTCATATCAGCTCCAGCTCGTTAGTACGGATATTTGTAGATCGACTGTCAGCAGGTCACCGCTTGCCACTGTTAAAACGCTAGGCGCAGATACGGCCGTAACGTTAAAGACAATAGCGCTAGCAGCTAACTTATTAAATACTGCACAAAATGTAGTTTCTATGCCTTGCAGGTTGCCCTCGTTATCGAACATAGGAATAGTCACTATAATCTTAAAACTAGCTAGTGGCGATATACCTGCCTGGCTATTGTTGCTAGGTGTCAGGTAAGGATCGGCTGGGGCCACTATTACGCTGTTGGCTAGCATTGTGCTAGGCGGAAAGGCAAAGGTGGACCAGCTAGCATCGGCTAGAGCTGCTGCAATAGTTGTACGCAGCGTAGTTATGGGCGCTGGCATTAGCCGACCATTGTACTAGGGCTAAGGTATGGCGCTAGCAAGCCTCGTATAGATGCCATAAGGGTATTGCTCATTTTGAACGGGCTAGGGCTATAGCCATCTACGCTAGTGCCGCCATTTTGTGTGCTAAAACGTGCAGTCCATATATTTTCAGCCAGCATAAGTGCCGCAGCATTTATGGCAGGTGTATTGGCATAAATAGCTGTTTTTGTGTCTGCGCCTACAGCCCGCCCGTATGGCTTGACACGTCTAAAGTTTTGATCTGCTGCAACCTTTGCATACTGTATAAAGCTATAGCCGCGTGCAGGCTGATAGTAATTAAGCTGCATATTAAAGGCTGGCAGTAAGTTTGTTGTGCCTGTGCTAAAGGGCAACGTAGCTGTAATTGTATAGCTGCCGTTAAAGGTAGCCGCTGCCCCTGTAATAGTTACAGTTTCGGTTGTAGTAAATAGGCCAGGGTTTGCCAGCATTACAGTAGCTACGTTACTGACAAGGGCTGTGCCTACAACAGGTGCATAGTCAAACTCTAGAAAGCTGTTAATTAAATCCTCTGAGGCCTGGCAGGTGTCCTCAATCCAGGAATAAGCATCGTAAAGAGTGCCAACGCCCAGGCTCGCCTTAAGCGTTGCCGCTGTTACATACGTTGCAGCCATCTCTTTACCTTTCCTTACTAGGTGCGCTAGGGCAAAGGGCTAAATATGCCCTAGCGCACTATTAGTGGGTGTTATTTATATGTTAAATCTTAAAATACCATTAGGCATTTTGGCGATAGTTGCCATATAGCCATAAATTGCTACTTGAACCTGTAAGTTACTTACAACATTTACTGACATATAGGCAGTAGGTGATTGGTAAACAGTAAAGGCTTCAGGTGCAAGAATAACGCTAGAGCTATCTACAAAAGTAGTAGCTGCAAAGTTTTTGTCAATATACAAATCGAGGCCTAGTACATTTCCTCGGATGCTAGTAGGTGCCACTTGTCCTGCCGCGTTCATTGGAAAGTTGGCTGAGTAAATTGGCCGCCCTGTAGTATCTGAGGCACTTAGTAGAGCCTGATATTGTGCAGGATTAGCGATATAGTTTTGTGCAAAATAGCCTGTATTTTTGTAAATACTTGCACCTGCCTCAGCTGCGTATTTAATAATGCCTGCGCTGTCTGCTGTAGTTGCTACGCTTGCTACGCTTGCTGTAATAAGAGCTGCTACTACTGTGGTATCTAAAGTAGTAAGATAGGCATTTTGTAGTTGCTGTGTAAGCTCGGCATAAAAATTAGGATCAGAGCGCTCTAAAAGCTCAATGCTTAGAGTATTCATACCTGAGTACTTAGATATTGTTGCACTTAGATATGAGGTTTCCATACCTGTATTTACAACAGCGCCACCTTCGGGCTCAACAGTTACAGTAGGTGCTACACCTGTACCGCCACCTGCGCTTGTAACTAAAGATGGAACGTTAATAGTCATACCGCTTGCTGGCAAAGTACCACGGCTGCACGCATCTATGGCAGGTGTGCCAAAGCGTGTGTTAGTTGGAAACTCTGAAAGGTATTGAGTTGGATTAAAAGCGCCGTTATTTGAAAACGCATCATCGGCGGCTGTTACGTATAGGCGCGATTCCTCGCTACCTAGCGCTGCCTTAATCTTATGCTCTGTGTATGCGCCCATATTGATAATAGGCGTGCGTACGCGCTGGGAATCCAGGGCGCTTGGTCGGATTATGGCGCGTGCTGCCTCTACTACAGGTGCAGCCTCGGCTTCATCCACGATCGGAGTTTCAGGGGCTGTAGTCACAGCTGCCTCGCTTTCGGGTTGGGTTGGGTTGTCTTGCTCTGCCGTTTCGCTCTCGCTTGCGGCAATACTTTGCACGGCGGCACTAGGAAAGGCGGCCGATTCCACTAAGGAAACCTCTCGTAGTTTTGCCGCCGTCACCAGGAGATAACCTTTTTTCGGCTCTGAGGCGATAACTTCCACCCCCACGGAAAGGCCGTCCATTAGTTGTTCCTGGGCTAGCAAAATTGCCGTGTCTCCTGGCACACTTGAACTTATTTTAAAACTTGCATATAGGCCATCCTCTGTAGATTGCATTGAGACCATTCGCCCTACAGGTTGGCTTGTTTGATGAGACATTAAAAGTTTTATTTTATTAGGTGTATCTGCTGTAATGCTGCCCTTGCTAAAGACAATAGGGCCAGCACTTGTCATACCTATCTCGCCATCGTAAGGCGCTATCTTGCCTGCAATAGTGCGGCGCTCGCCGCTATCTACAGCTTGTACTACGCCGCTAAACGTTAAGATCATTATTTGTATCTCCTATGCCGTTAGGTGTGAGCTGCTCCATCTGTTGTGCCTGCTCTAGGTCTATGAGGCCTAGCGCTAACATCTTTTCTATTGCATCTAGGCGCGCAGCAGTATCAGCGCGTAAGAATGTATCGTCTATAGCAAAGCGCACTACGTTGCCGTGCCTGGTCAAGTCATCCATAGATAGGCGGTTTTCTATTGCGCTTATGTAAGGCTGCAAGCTGTAAGCTACGAACTCTTTACGGCCATCTAATATATTTTGATAGGTCATAGAATTATTCATATCTGCGCTTATGTAATAGGCAGGCACGTTCATAAGTCGAGCTATTTCTGTAGCAAGATATTGGCTAGCCTCGTTGTACATCATATCTTTAGGGCTAAAGCCAATATTTTGTACGTCTAAAGTGCTAGTAAGATAAGCCGTTGATCGCGATGCACGCGCAGCCTTCCAGGCAGCTAGCAAGCCGCTTATCTGTGCCTCAGGTAAATCAGCGCCGCTATTTTTTATTACACAAGTAGCCATAGGCGTGGCGGCAGATACGCTAGCCGCTTTTTGTACATCGATGGCGCTTTGTATAGTGCGCGCGCCTGTATCTAATACGCCTGGTAAAAGTGATTGAAAAGTTATTATGCTGCCAATGCCGCCGCTAGGTGCTACTACGCCATTGACAGAATATGAATCTACTAACATTCCGCTTTGATTAGTTGTAACTGTAACACGCGAGTTTGCTATAAATTCAAAACCTGAGGGCCTGCCGTCATCAGAATAAATTGAGGTACAGCGTAGATACCCTACGCCAAAAAAAAGCAAACTATCTACCAAATATGCAATAGTAACGCTGCGCGGCTGTCGTATGTCAGGCTGGTCAAGCCATAACGGAGATTCTAATTGCTCACCTGTAGATTTTTTGTATAGCTTTAAGTCAAGTGTGCTAATTACGCCTTTTATTAAATTAGAACAGCGTACAACGCTAGGTACTTGTAAGGCTATATTGCGATCTATAAAAGGTGCGCCGCTACCGCTGCCGTAAAGGCCGCCATAGCTGTACACGCCTACGCCATAGCCTGAGTTCATCACAGGCGGCATTAACTCAGCAGTAACATCTCTTTTTGTTATGCCTAGCGTTTGCAGTAACCCCATAGGGCGAATTATAGGTTATCCACAGGCAAAGCGTTACATTTACCTTTCGGCGTGTCTAACTGTAAACCTTGACCTCACCTACAGGCTGTGCTAGCACGTGAATAACCATAGCTAGGCCAATAGGTATATCTACGGCCCCTGCCGACTTACGGCGCACAATACGCCAGCTACTATCGTTAGTTTTAGCGGCGCAGTTGCTCATCTGTTGTACAAGTTGATCTTGGCCGCTATGGCGCAGCCTGTCATTAGTAAGGGCATCGTGAAAATCTGAGCAGGCAGTATAAAAGCTCTGCCCCGATACATCGCGGGTTTGCACGCCTGACATCTGCAAGCGCTGGGCTATAGAGGCCGTGGTGTACTTGTCGTAACAGACTACGCGCGGATAGTACATATCGCACCACTTTTTAACACTTGCCGCTATGACTAGCTCATCTACGGCTACCTGAGAGCTGTAGGTTTCAAGGACTGCTACGCCTATCTTGCCCGAGGGCAATACTTGGCCCATTACTAGGCTGGCATCGCGCCTGCTTGGGCTTACGTCAAAGGCAAAGACTGTAAGAGGCCCAGGTGACATCTTGAGCGTGTTATCGCTAGCATCCTCGACCGCCCCGTGTGGCCAGGGGCTTTGCAGGCTGTCAATCCATTGGCAAAGGGTTTCTGTTCTAAATTGCTCTGTAGTTTGCGTAGTTAAAGCCTCGGCTATTGAAGCCTCTGTTACTAAAATTCCAAGGGCAGGATTAGACATAGCCCACGCTTTACGATCGGTTAAAGCTGCAAATTGTGGGGCGCTGTATTCGTAATAGCCTAAGGATTCGGGCGGGTGACTTAAACAGCGCTCGCGCAGCTCGTTAAGGGTCACGCTAAAGGCATCGCCCGCGTTACTTGCTAGCAAGCTTTGACTGTTAGGCCGCGCGCGGGTGATAGGCATAGCTGCCGAGTAGGCTAGCTCGTCCACCTCTCGTAACTCATCTATAAATAAAAAATCTGCCGTAGCGCCGCGACTTGATGACCTATTAGCTGCGCGAACATCAAGCCTAGCCCCGCTTTTTAACACTATAGCCTCGTTGCCGTTAGCGTAACGGATAGCCTTTAATTGTTTGTTTAACTCAGGCGTAGCTTCGATGGCCTCGGCCACTTCTCTAAAAGAGGTCAAAGCCATTGATCTACTAGAGCTAATAATAACGTGGTTACGCTCATTAAATAGAAATAGGCCGCCTAATATCCGCATACGGGCTAGGTGACTTTTGCCCTGTTGCCTTGACGTTAATAATAAATTGCTCTTACGGATAAATTGCTTATTTTTATCTATTGTAAGCATATCGTTTAGCACGTAGCTCTGCCAAGGTAATAAAGGCAAGCCAATACTCTCAGCAAGGGCCGCTACCTCAGGGCCACGACTTACGCCTTTTAATGGGTTGTTTTGTAGCCTTGGTTGCACCGCCCCTCGTAAGGTTTGTTTAGGTTTGTCTGCCATTAGGTCAAGTCTTGGCTCTCTTGGCCCTGACACGGGCCTTGTACGGCCTGTACGGCAGTCCTTGGGGATATATTGCTTGAAAAGACAGGGG